ACGAGATAGCGTAGCGTCTCGTGGGCTCGGAGATGTGTATAAGAGACAGGCTATAGCTCCTGTTTCGCCAAATAAAAGACCTCCTCCAATAGCACCACCTAATCCACTTTTAATTATAGATTCATCATCTTCTAAAAGTTCAAATGAAATAATATCCCTAAAGTCATATACTCTCTTATTCTTATTTAAATTGCTTATTTTATCAGATATAATTAATTGTTTTTTATTTTCATCTACTAATAAATAAATTCCTACTTTTTTACTTGCGTTAAAAGATTCAAATCTTTTTTTATTTTCAAGTGTTAATCTTATTGATTTTTTTATTTCCTCAGAAGATATTTTTTTAATTACATCTGTTGGTTCGACTATAGAAAATGTATCTTTATATTTTTTTAAACATTCAGAACATATTACACCATCAGATATTTTTTGTTTACCTTTTTCTCCACATATACAACAACTTTCATTTCCACTAAATAATCCCATAATATCCCCCTTTATTATAATGAATTTATAGGATTATTATACTATATCAGTAAAATTTTTACATCATTATCACCTCCTTTCATTAAAAAAACACTTACTCATTTGTAAGTGTTTTTGAATTATTTTTAATTTTAAGTCCACATAGTTAATATAAAACTTGTCGTATTAATAGATGCTGTCATATTCCTAAACGCATTTACATACCACATAGTTAATATAAAATCTTCCTGTTATTTGTTTATAAAACTTGCCTACTCCCTTTACATACCACTTAGTTAATATAATTTCCTACCTATATTATACCATTTTTTACCAAATAAAGCACTTGAAACAACATAATATCCAAGTGCTTTATCCATATTATTTTACTTATTTTCTCTCTCTTGTTGTTCCCTAAGAATACCTCTCAATATCTCTGCATACTCTTGAAATTTTTCTTCATTGTCCTGTTTTAATTTATATAATAATGTAGCAAACTTTACAAAGTATTCTACATCTTCATCAGTTTTTAAATTATATTCATTAAGTAAATTCTCACACATTGTATTAATCCCCCTCAAAACTAAAATAAACTAAACTAAATTATTTAATACAACTGATAAATTTACTCAATCTTATAAACCACATGATAATTCTTCTTTTCACCTGCAATCTTAGCAGGTCTATTATTTTCCTCTATCCAATTTCTAACCTTATCTATTACACTCTTTGTATATTTATTTACAGTACCAGTCCAAGAACCATTAGTTTCCCAAACGCCTTTGACTTCGTTTTCTTCTAAATCAATCTTTTTAATAATTTCACAAACAGCCATCTGAGCTGGTTTATTACTCTTAGAATATATTTTCAGTTTAGATGCTATTTGTTTTGTATCAAAATAATGTTCTTCTTCGTTTATCTCTATTGGTAAATCAATTCCTGCTTTCTTATATAATGTTTTAGCTGTTAATAGTTTGGATTTATTGTCAAAGCCTGCACCATCTAATAGTTCTTTTAACATAGATGTACTATTGTAAGCTAACTGTAATTTTTCAATCTCGCTTGCTTTTTCTCTCAACTTATCTGGGTCAGCATTATTTGTTATGTATGCACCAGTTTGTCGAATGGCTGGAAGTACTTCATCACTTATCCAATCTTGAAATCTCTCAGCTTCTTCTTTTTTAGATTTAAATATTAACTTATATACTCCACTCTCTGTTAAGAACTTTTCACCTGTGTTATGCAATTTTCTAAAGTCCTTATCTAGGACATTAGAATTTTTTAATAATACAGCTTGAGTATCATTCATTTTAGATAAATGATTTCTTATTGCACTATCACTTAACTCTAAACATCTTCCACAATCATATGGATTAAATAAAACTTGCCCATTATATTCAAGTACTTCAACTTTCTTTTCTTCAAACATCATTAATTCATTTTTCATAATATTACACTCCTTAATTGAATTTTTTTAAGGAATGACGTATACTATAGTTAGTGTATATAATATACGTCAATAAGGGATGTTCAATCTTTGGTCGGGGAGAACGTCTCTTATTTTTTATTCCTCTTTTTCTAACTCTTCATTAATCTTTTCTTCAAGCCAAATAGTTTTAGTCTTGTTCTGCTTTTTTAAATGTTCTTCAATTTTTTCTACTTTCTCTCTATCTAGTAGAACACTAAAAGTTTTCTTATTCTGTCGTCTCTGCTTGAAGTAATCTGCTCTACTGCTATCAGTAATAATTTTCACCTCTTTTCTGTATCGCGATAATATAATTATACATTGTATCGCGACACTTTTCAAGAGTTTTTACTAATTTTTTCTAATTATTTTACTCAACCGACCAATTTTGAGCAAAACAAAAGCACCTACCAAAAAGTAAGTGCTTTCTATATAACAGATTTAATTTTAAAATAAAGTATTCACCTAATTTCCAGACGAGAAATCCAAATCATCAATTAAATTTACATTATTTTTTATATTATTCCAATCATCTAAAAATACATTATAAGTGAGTGTCACATCAACAATAAAGCTTATTCTCACTGAATGGATATCATTCATATCTTTTATATTGTTTACAAATTCTTTAGTAAAGTTTCTACACTCATTTTCATCATTAAACCTAGAATTTTCCACTTGAATACTAACTATATATCCCTCACCTTTTGTTGGGTTTAATATGTTAACATAATATGTTGTTTTATCTTTTAAGTCTTCTGGTATCATAGAGTCTACTTTTGCTTGCATCTCTTGTTTATAAATATCTTCTTTTTCTCTTTCGCTAATTATATTTTCTTTTGTAATATTTCCTTCATTTACTTCATCTCTATTTTTTGAATCTCGTATCGCTTGATGAATCATCATTGATACTGTAAATACAACAAAGTATATTAAAAATATCACTAAAATTTTCTTCAACAAACTTAATTTTTTAAATTTTCCCCACATAATGAACTCTCCCCTATTAAATTCTTTATTCAAATATAATTCTATCTAAAAATAAGAACTTAGTCTATTGATTTAAAATATTTTGAGCAAAATAAAAGCACCTACCAAAAATAAGTGCTTCTTTCTTCTATTTAGTTTTTCTCCACATTGTTAATATAAAAGTTTGGAGTTTTAAAATTATCATTCCTATCTTTTGCTTTATTTACATACCACTTAGTTAATATAAAACATTCAAGAAGTAATTGTAATTGTTCATCTGTAAAATAATTTACATTCCATATAGTTAATCTAAAACTAAAGAAATTGATAAAATTATTGTTTATTCAGTTGGATTTACATTCCATATAGTTAATCTAAAACATTATACACAAATACAACTTGAAGAAGCTTTAAAAACATTTACATTCCATATAGTTAATCTAAAACGCTTTTAAACTTTCCTCTAATGCAATACTATCTGTACGATTTACATACCACTTAGTTAATATAAAACGACTTGTGTTTATAGATTTCTATATTTTTATTATACCACTTTTTAACAAACAAAGCACTTGAAACAACATAATATCCAAGTGCTTTATTTATATTATTTACTTATTTTTCTCTTCTTTTTTCCTACATTCTTCTTTCACTAAACTTACAAATCTATAAAATTTATCTGGATTTTCATTTCTCATTTTTTCAAAGATACTTCCAAGTTCTCTAATAAGTTCTATTCTATCCATATCAAGTAAATTCTCACACATTGTATTAACCCCCCAAAATAAACTAAAATATATTATTTAATACAACTGATAAATTTACTCAATTTTATAAACCACATGAAAATTCTTCTTCTCACCTTGTATCTTAGTAGGTCTATTATTCTCCTCTATCCAATGTCTTATTTTATCTATTACACTCTGTGAATACTTATTGACACTTCCACTCCAACCTCTTTTACTCTCTAGTACTACTAACTTTTCATTATCTTGTATATCTAACTTCTTAATAATTTCACCTATTGCATGAAATGCAGGTTTATTAGACTTAGAATAAACATTTAACTTAGTTGCTATTTGTACAGTATCAAAGAAATGTTCCTTCTCTTCTATTTCAAGAGGTAACTCTATTCCTGCCTTTTTGTAGATAGTCTTTGCTGTAAGTAATTTTGCTTTTTCATCTATTCCAGCATTATCTAAGAATGGAGTTAGTATTTCTATAGTCTTATTAACTGTATCTAAACTTTCTATTTCATTTGCTTTTTCTCTTAATGCTTGAGGGTCAGCGTTATTTGTTATGTATGCACCATGTTGTCGAATAGCTGGTAAAACTTCTCGTCTAAGCCATTTCCTAAACTGTACACCAATAGGTTTGTCTGTGTATTGTAAAAATCCATATAAACCATCTTCATAAAAAATAGTTATACTTCTAGCTTTATTACTAATTATATTATTTGCGACTACATTTAAAGTAGTTACAAAATCATTAAATTCATTTCCTTTCAATACATCATACTCTTGTTCAATCTCAAAGTCTTCTGCTTTTATGCAATCCTGTATTGTTTTAGATACATCAGCATAATCGAATAATCCAACTATTTGATTAGCTATCCAACAAGATTTTTCTTTCCACATAAAAGTATAAATTTGACTTCCATTGAACTCTTTTACTATTAAATTTTTCATAACTATTACACTCCTTAATTGAAATTTTTTAAGGAATGACGTATACTATAGTTAGTTGATGTATAGTATACGTCAATAAGGGTTGCTCAAACTTTGGTCGGTGGGAGTGACCCTTATTTTTTATTCCTTTTGTTCCAGTTCCTCGTCGATTTTTTCTTCTAGCCATTCTTTCTTGGTTAGATTCTTTTCCTCTAACACTTCATCAAATTTATCTAACTTTTCTTTGTCTAAAAGTACACTAAAACCTCTTTTATCTTTTCGACGATTTTTCATATACTCTGCTCTACTTTTAGTTGCTATTTTATTCACCTCTTTTCTGTAACTCGTTACATTAATAATAACATTGTAACGAGTTACAGTCAAGCTATTTTGGAATATTTTGCAAATAAAATTTTATTGAAGCTAGCGTCGTAAAACACTACCTCAGCTATATCTTTTTTTCTAATTATTTTACCCAACCGACCAAATTTGAGCAAAACAAAAGCACCTACCAAAAGTAAGTGCTTCCTTTTCTTTATTTAATTTTGATACTACATATTTAATATACTAGTAATATAGTTTGAGTTTTGACCATGTTCCCAAAACGGGAATGTGCTATCATTTCAAATATTTTATAAAAGCACCTACATATTTGTAAGTGCTTACTATATTATCTATTTAGTTCATATACTACATACATAAAATATCCACATATTATTCTTAATATAAACAAATCTCCCTAATATACCATGCTATAATTAATTTAGGAAATATTAGTAGATACTTCCTAAATTAATTATGAAAGGATGGTGATATAATGAAACGTGATTTAGAATTGATAAGAGATATTCTAATCAAAATGGAAGAATCTGATGCTGATAGAATGTCTATCAGTGATTTCATGACTGATGTCTATGATGAAAGAACTATTTCTTATCATTTACAATTATTATTGGATGTTGGCTTTATTGAAGCTACACCAATGGGTGTTCAAAGATGCTTATATAAACATTATATTGTTAAGAGGATAACCTCCTTTGGTTATGATTATCTTGACAATATAAGAGATGACACTGTTTGGAATAAAACTAAAAAACAATTAGGTAATTTTGCATCTTCCGCCTCTTTAAAAGTTATAGGCAGTGTTGCATCTAGTGTTATTTTAAAGATGATAGGAGTATAGCTTCAAACTTTATAGCATCTTCGAAAATCATATCTAATTTTTTATAATTATCAATATTTTTTTCATAAGACTTAGTTGAATATTTATTTATATTTTCAATTAAGTCTTCTCTTGCTTGTATCAAAATTTTTAACCTCATTGAACAGGCAATAAATTCTATATCTTTATTCATTTAATCACCTCTATTTTTTTACATAACAAAAGCACCTACATGTTTGTAAGTGCTTTCTTTGTTTATTTAATTTTGAATCCACATAGTTAATCTAAAACCAATTTCATGTGTGGATAGTTGCCATATCTCCCACCCATTTACATTCCATATAGTTAATCTAAAACATCATCTGAGTCTGTAAGAGTTGTAGAATCATTAAAATTTACATTCCATATAGTTAATCTAAAACTCATAGCTATTTCTTTTGCCATATCTAACTTAATTACAATTTACATTCCATATAGTTAATCTAAAACAGAAGATGCAAAGAAAAAATTAGGATTAGACAATTTGATTTACATTCCATATAGTTAATCTAAAACTCCAATTTCTTCTGTAAATTGAGACTCTCGAAAAATTATTTACATTCCATATAGTTAATCTAAAACCCCAAAATAAACTTAGCATTTCCAATACCTACACATACACACCTCTCTCAAATTTGCAGTGAACCATGAGTAGTGCAATTGATAACATTTATCACACACCCTCAATGCCTTGTATTCCAATTGTTAAACCATATTTTATTACAAAAATCGAACACTGCAAAATCTCTACATTTTTATTATATCATAAATATATTATTTTTGAATATCTGTACCAATTTGTGGTATAATAAAAACAAGAAGAACTACAATCTATTTGGAAGTAGAGTGAAGTTCTAAACAATTTAATGCTTATTTTTTTTGAACTTAAATGAAAATTTAAGCTCAACATCTAAGTCACTCTCTTGCACAGAGTGGCTTTTTACTTTTTTGATACATAGACAAACTATGTAACCGATTAGACTAGCTGTTAAACTAGCTAATACACCAATCAAAAAATTATCCATACATATTCACCTCCCTTCTATACGTTGGGAGGATAATCTTTTGTATGAACTCCACTCTATAAATTGTAGATTACATCTTCTTGCTAAAAATATTATAACATATAATTATTACATATTTTACCTATTCTATATTTATTTTTTTATTTTGCTATCTTCTTCTACCCCTCTTTCTCTCTCTTTCAGCTTCTTTCATTGCTTCCTCTTCATCCTCTATCTTAATAAGTATTGAGGCGGCTGCTAATGCTCTCTCATTAATCTCTAATCCCATATAATCACCTGGTTTCCACTTTAATTTTTGGATACAATAATGCGTGATACTAGCATCAAAATCGCCGCCCCTAATTAGTTTTTTGCTTCTTCTACTTTATCTTCAAATGTTGTATCAAATCCATTAACCTCATTAACTTTTACTGTATAGTTGACATACTCACCTGCTGTAAGCATTGTCTTTAATAACTGAGCTTCTCCCATCACTCCATAACTATTTTGGAGTTCGGCATCCTTTAAATCTGGAAATACTGTAGATGCTACACATAATTCAGCTACATAACTGTTATAATCAATTTCACTTGTGAATTGACCTGTTGGCTTCCCGTTATTGCCAATCACTTTTACTCTTTTGGTACAATTTCTTCTTAATACTTCATCTTCCTCAGAAGATAAAACTTTTAATTCCCATTCAACTGGCTTTCCTTCTTCGTCTAAAAATCTATCACTTGCTATATATTTTACATTATCAACCTTTATTGCATTTTGACTTAAAAAAGCACTTAAATTACTCATATTATCCTAATCTCCTTTTATTTTAATTTTTTATATAAAAAAACACATCTATAATTTATAAATGTGTGTTTTATTCCATTCCATTTATTATATTGAACTTTTCAACCAATTCCCAATCCTCGCATGTAAAGTCCATATCTTCATCAAGATACTCACCATCTGCATCAAATTTAACTATAATTCCACTGTCCATGTTGCAATCCTTAAGTATTATAGTTTGACGTCCAGCTGAACTCGTTGGGTCTTCATTTGTTACCTGTATATCAAAATAAATATCTTCACCAGTCTCTTTGTACCTATAAAGAAGCTCTCTAAATATAGAAGTATTGTAGTGAAATGTTGCACTTCCTGTGTATTTGCTTCCAGTACTTTTATTCCCTTTTGTAGTGCTACCTAAGATAGGAACTTCACTTTTATTTTTTTCCATCTTAGCTTCTAAGTTAATAGCTTGCATAAAATTATATCTTTTACCCTCGATAGTAACATAGCATTCTGCCTTAGATGCACTTATTGTATCTCTTGCTTTTATTTGCTGAAACATATATCACACTCCTCTCTTAACTAACTGAAACAGTCATATAAAGCTTACTCATAGCATTTATAACCTTAACAGCATCAGATACTATGACAGTTTTCTTATCATTTCCAAGCTCTACACTAACATCATCAGTTTTAAAATCTTCTATTGCCCTTATATTCTCTAATTCTTTATGGTGTTTAACAACATCATTCCAGAAACTTATTCTTCCTGCCTTATCATTCGGAACTTTACCTAAATACTTTTCATTAAATAAAGTTGCAATATCATTAGCAATTTGGTCAAGTACTCTAACACTTTGGTTACTTGAAAAATCGTCATTTTTATCATCTGTAAATGATACAAAAGTATTTATGTCCTCTAACACATGAACTTCATCACCAACTTTATGAAATATAAATTTACCACTCTTTAGTGCTTCTTCAAGTTGTATTTGTGTGTAATTTACATCAACATCAAACTCACCATCATACTTTTTATTAGTATTAGATTTATTTATATCGCATCCTGCTATAGCTCCAGTAGTCCAATAAACTAAACTAGATTCTAATAACCCAGTATCTTTAACTTTATTTTCTACAGATACTACACCTTCGTAATCTGCATCATTCTTTTTATATAGTACAGTTTGAAACTTAGCTCCTACTTTATCTCTCATTCTTTTAGTAAACTCTACAAATAAACTTTTAATTTCTGCTGTTGTAGCCAAACTGCCTAGTGCATTAAATGAGTAGCTTTCTATTTTATCCAAGAAAGCTTGATACTCTGCTCCTGTGACTGATTCGCCATTAGTTCCACCAGTAAATACAAGCCCTGCACTTGCTTCTAGTGTTGTATCCTTCTTCCAAGTAATATAGTCATTGTCCTGTAAGTCTGTAATAACTTTTGCTATTTGGGTATCTACTTTCTTATTATCCAAAAGTGTTACAACATCAAACTTAGTGTTATCATCAATGTTTGTTGTAACTATAACTTTTAAATCATTACCTCTAGTACCTGAGTACTTAGCTGTAGCAATACTGCAACTAGCTTTAACACCTTTATTCAATTTATAAAAATATCCCAACCTTATATTTTTGAATAAATCTCTCAAACCTTTCAGCTTCTCATGAGTATAATCATATCCAAAATACTTAGTTGAATACTTCTCAAAATCATCACTGGTTACTGTGAAAATTTCTTCATCTATGCCCCAATCTAACTCTAAAGGCATTGCAACAATACCTCTATCCGATAATGAACTGGTTGCCCTTGTAGCACTTACAAAATTTATATATGCACCAGGTAGGACCTTATTTTGTGTTACAAATGTTCCTCCACCTAAAGCCATCTAACTCACTCCTTTCATAAAATTATTTATTATTTCCTCTACTTCTGAGAAGGAATATAACTCATTTTCTTTTAAAATTGCATTTAATAAGTCTTTTCTATTTACATACTTCTTAGAATTAACTATTTGCTCCTTAGTAAACTTGTAGTCATCTTCTTTGCTTAATGTTTTATTCAAAATTATCACCTCTCTTCAAACCACCAAATAATTCAACATCATTCATTTTTTCTGTATCATTACTTTTTATAGTGAAGTAGTTATAATCAACGAAGAAATGAAGAACATTATCTATAATTTCAAAATTCATATTTGTGCCTCTAACTAAATCTCCATCAATTTCTATATACTCTAATTCCTCAAGTAGCATCTCAGCTACCTCATTTATTTCAAAACTCTTATCTTTTGAACGAGGAAAATAATGTACATCAAAAGAGTTCTTTTTTAGTGTTCTACCATTTGGATAAGATGTCTTACTTGGATTTAGAGGGCAAATAAAAAAACAAGGTTCATTTATACCTTGCTCCACATCTTCACTATAAATTGTATAACTCTCTCCAAATGTTTTATCTAATTTAATAGATATTCCATCAATTATATTATTAAGCATCAAATACTCCTTTAAGTAATATTAATAACTTTTTCTCTATAATCTTATCAATTTGGCTTTGTAGTTCCATCTCTGAAATTGTTAAGAAATGTTGTCCTTTAACCCATCCCTTACCACTTTTAGTTCTATGCCCAAACTCAACATATGCATTTTGTTATCCTAAAGGCTTTTTATCCTCTAGCTCTTATAGTTTCCTATAAGTTCGGCGTACATCATCAACAAAATAAACTTTATTTAGTTGCCCAGCACTCTTGGAGAGATTATATTTATTCACTCTCTACGCTCTACGGAAACCTATAGCCTATTCGCAATCTATAGGTTTTCCTCGGTATTGGCATATATAATTAATTAAATATTTTTCCATGTTCTTCTATGGACTATATTTGATATAGATGAATATGTTACAGGATATATTTCACTTAGTTGTTTTATTGTATATCCATCAGAATACTTTTTTCTAATTTCTTTTACATCCTCAATAGATAACTTAGCTCTGCTTTCTTCAATAATCTTAACTTTTTCTATAAGCTTATTTCCTACTAATCCCTTAGAATATCTACTTCTTAAGCAAGAATATGAAATACCTGTTTTTTCAGAAAGCTCTATCAATGTAATTTCTTTTTCTTCATGCTTTACTAATATATTTGTTGACCTATTTCTACATTGTGTCTTTATATCCACCCATCTACAATTGCTTGATTCATAATTTCCTTCATTATTTATTCTATCAATTGTAAGTTTCTCTGAATATCCATTACTCAATGCCCAATTTGCAAAATTATCATAGCAAAACCATTCATCACACACAATTATATTCCTTTCACCATATCTATTGTATCTTTTATTATTTTTATCTGTACATCTAGATATTATACCCTTCCATATACTGTAAAGTCTTTTATTTTGAACCTTATATTTCTTTTTAAATTGGTATTTGTCTGTTAAATTTAATTTATCTTGTTCTTTTTTTAAACATCCACAAGATTGTACTAAGCCACTAGTTAAAGAGTCAGTTCTTATTTCTTTGAAATTTCCACAATCACACTTACATAACCAATATTTTCTATTTCTTTTACCACTTTTTATCTCTTTAGAAAATTTAATGACTCTTAGCCTTCCAAATTTTTTTCCTGTAATATCTAAAAATTTTGCCATAAAATCACCTCTTTTATACATTATAAATCAAGAGTTATTCTATGTCCATATTCTACCTACTTTATAATGTAACACTATTATACTTAGCGTTTACCGATTTTGCTGGGTTTTATATGCCCCATTGTGTTAAGGCATATTCAGTCGGATTAACAACCTCTATAATATAATTATTTCCTTGTTTATACACAGGAAGCGACCTAGCGTAAGCCACTCCATTCCATCCTTGTCTTAAGAATCCTGTATCAACTGGTGTTCTTCTAATTACTTTCCCAAGTAATCGTGCTGCTAATTCTCTTGCTGCATCCTTGCAAAACTTATCTAAATCAATCTTTGTAAGCTTCTCCATCTTTTTACAAACTCTTTTAAACTCTCTAAAATCAACACTGCCCCATCTAGCCATTATGCTTTATCCTTAAATAGCTCAAGTATTATTTCTTGATGATTTGGATATATAGCTGATTCTCCACTTCTTACATACTCTTTATCATTTATAATAAGTTTTGAACCTGCTTTAATTTCTATATCTGGAGATATAAAGAGTTTAATAGTTTGCTCTAGCTTAGCTAATTTCCCTTCTGTAGCAGAAACTATATTTTTATATGAAAGTTTACATGGTTGATTTTCTAATACAATCACTTCTTTATTGTTAGTTCGTTTTGTTACAGGGTCTTTAATTGGCTGATACTCAACTATAGTACATTTATCTCTATATAACATTTCTATTGCTTTTCTAGTTTTACTTACCATCTTAAGCACCTAAAGGTTAATATCTTATTCTTACCATAAGTAGTAAGATAAGCTATTAAGCTATCAAAGCGTTGTTCTGGTGTTTGAGAACCACTTCCTATAGCAAAATCTACCTTTGTATCACCTTCTGATATAGACTTTTCTACAGCTTCAAAGTTAATGCTTTCTATATCTAATTGACCCATATTTTTCTTGGTAAATAAGAACTCTCCAACTATCATATCAACTTCAATTTCTTTCAATTCAATTGGCATAGTTTTTATATTACAATCTAGTTTAATAATATTTTCTATTTTTTCTCTTACAAAACCTATTAACCACTTATCTCCATCTTTTAATATATATCCAAAACTTTCAAGTCTTTTTTCTATTTCATCAATTATATTATTTTCCATAATTTTCACCTACTTTTTAGTAAGTTTATTTTTCTCTTTAAGCTGCTTATTTTCTTCTTCTAAAGACTCAACTTTTGACCTTAAAATATTATTTTCAGCTATTAAATCTTTTACATTTAATGACTTGCCATACTTTACTGCCTTACCAGTTTCATCTATCAAATCATATCCCATCTCTAAGAAATCATCTATTTTACATTCTTCTATAGTTAATATTCTATTTAATTTCCTTACTTGTGCCATTATGCTCCAGCTCCTTCAACAACAAATTGTATTGCATCAGCTTTTTTATTTAATATAAATACATCCTCAAAACTTTCTTCAAAGTAGAAGTATTTTCCCTCTGTAACTGCTGTTGGTTCGTCTAACTTAGAGAACTGATAAGAAACAGGTGTAATTATTGCACTTGGGTGAACTAAGGACATAAAGATTTGTTTAGCTCCTGCTCCTACTTTCCATCCAGTTGTAAAATCATATGCAGTTTTCATTAGATTAGATGGTACTTTAATTATTTTAACTGTGTCAATATCAGTTGTTTGACGATTAAGAGAAGTTCCTGCATCCTTTATATTTACTGTTCTTTGTATCTCTTTTGCATTTTTGATAAGTGTATTTACTACTGGAGTAACATACAATATTCTTCCATTTTCAGGTACTCTAGCTTCTGTCATTTTTTCCATTAACTTATCAAATACTTCTAATACGTTTGTTGTTGTAAGAACAGTTGTATCTGCTGTATTACCTAATGCGGTCCAATCAGCATATATTTTAGATATACAGTAAGCATCCATCTCTGGAAACTTTTGTTCCTCATTATATACTTTTGTTATATTGCCTATTGAAGCCACATAATTAGTTTGGTTTATATCTGCTGGATGAACCAATGTTGACCATTTCCTTTGATTAGTTAATACCTTAGGTTCCCAAGCATTATCATAGTTTCTTTGAGCTACTGCTATTGTATCTCTGTTTGAATCTACTCTTCCAGTTGTAGATATAGTTGGTATTTCTATTGTTTTAGAACCAGTCCATCTATATCTTCCATTATTTGGTGTTGCATACAAATCCCCGAAGTTTAAAGTATAAGGATATGCTTGTGCTAAAACATTTGAATATTCTTTTGCATAATTTAGTGCTGCCATTTTATTTCCTCCTATTTATTATTATTTTCATGAGGTCTTACCCCAGTAAAATTAAAACCAAAATCATTTATCTTAGGCTCTTGCCCTGGTGTTATAGTATCTATTTTAGGCTCTTCACCTTCTAGTGTTGCATTAAACAAATAATCTTTATCCTGTTTCAAAGGGTTTATTTGCTCTTCAAAAGCTTTTTGTCTATCTTTACTATTTCTTAGTGCTTCTATATCTAAATGAGCTTTTAATGCTATTTCATCTCTACATTTAACAGATTTAAAAGCATCACCTAACCAGTAATTAAAATCTTTTTCTTCAATTTCTTTTTTGTAGGTTTCTTCCAAAGTTTTCTTATCAGTTTCATAAGTTGTTTTTAGATTCTCTACATCTTCTTTTGTCATACCTCCTTCAAACTTTTTAATAGCTTCATTAGCTGTATTAAGTTGTGTTTCAATATTTGCATAATCTTCTTGAGTAACTGTAGTCTCCTTTATTTTCTTTTCTATAGATTTTTGAAGAGAAGCTACATCAATTTTGTTATCCTCTACTTTTATTCCTTCTAGCAATTCTTTTAACCAATCCATTTTAAATTTCTCCTTTCATTTTTTACAAAATAAAAGCATCTACTTATTTTTAAGTACATGCTTAGTCATTCCTTATTTATATTTTCGATAGATTCTATTTCATTTTCATAAACTTCAATTCCATAACCATCCCTAGCTATTGATATACTTGCTATTTCTGGTTCATTATCTAAAGCTTGTGTATATCCATCACACTTTCCTCTTATTATTTGCTTATCTACACAAGTTATTTGAACATTTTTCCCTACATATTCCCATAATTTCATTTTATTTTTCCTCCTTATAAAGCTGGTACTATATGTGTTCCAGTTTTGGAATAATGTATCTTAAACTTATTTGTAAGAGTTTTTTCACCCGTAATATTATTAACATTGACCCCTATATTCTTATCAACTTCTATAAGTTCTTTTTTATCCCATTCTCCACTTCGATTAAATTTTATGATTCCATTGCCAGCATGCTTATTCACAAGTTCTTGAGCTTCTTCTTTTGTTATAGTTAAATAGCTTCTTCCTTCTATATAATTATTATGCTCTTTTAAATGTTTTCCTTGTTTCCCATCATGAATATTTAAATTATATTTACCATTTTTAATATCTTCTTTTATGCTATCTATTATAGCACTATTTTTTATTTCTAAGATACTATTATGTTTAACATACTTCTCATACCACTCATTATACTTCATACTAGATGGTACATAATATGTTTTTCCATCTTCTCCTCTTGCTGCTCTATAGCCTTCTTCATCACTAAAAAAAGGAGCTGTTGTTGTCCTACAACGACAATGAAATGGTGGAGCTGTTATTCCAACTTGATAATCTTTCATATCAAATACTTTTCCATCTAACTCTCTGCATATATTTGAAGTTCTTAAATCTAATGTAGCAATAATCTCATATTTCTCTACATCTAAATCACTAAAACAATCTTTTCTACTTGCTGATGCAAAGAAAGCTGATTCAGTCATTATTAAATTCTTAGCTTGTGATTTAGATACATTAAACCTCTTAGAAAAGTCATTTACTAGGTTCTTTGGATTTTCACCTCTAATAATTGATTGAGTTAGCTTAGTATGTAATGCATTTACTAAAGCAAGTCTATGCTTACCCCAAATTCTTTCACTAAAGTTTAATCCATCTGTTGCCCATGGTTTAGAGATAATTTTATTTATTCTATTAGTATCAAGACTCATTAAACTCCAACCAACGTTTACTCCTTGTTGAACATTAAAAGCTGTATGATAATATCCACTTGTATAAATATCTCTCATTAGTTTATCAATACCATCAAGTTCATTTCCATATAAAACTTCTACTTGTTGCTGTATTTGTAACTTTAAAGCTTCAAGTCTTGTTATATGAACTCTTGCACTAGCATTTTCTAACTCTTTCATCCACTTTTGATTTATAGCATTTTCTTTACCATATTTAATATATTCTTCAACGCTCCATTTAAACTCTTCTAGTTCTCTTGTATTTAGTAGTTTCTTAGCTTCCAATAAAGATATGCCTTCACTTTCAGTAAATCTGTTGTACCATGATAATATATCTTTTTCTATACTATTCATAGCTAGTTTATATTGCTTTTCTAATTCAAGATAATATTTTACACTTTTGTTATTTTGAACTTCTTCTAATTGTTCAAATCTCTTTCTCCAATAATCTTTATATTTCATCTATAACACCATCTTGATTATTAGGAATTAAATCATCATACTCTTTTTGAGTATCTTCCTGTTTTTTAAGTCTCTCAAGTTCGTCATTAACATCCTCAACCCAAGGATGATTGGAAACAATAGTTTCATCTGATACAATTCCAGTTGATTTAGCTGCCATATCTATCTTTTCAGCTTCATTTATTATCATAGAGTGATTAAAAGTAATTTGAACTGTTTTATAATCATAGCTCTTACTACCACTTATCTTTAAATACTCACACACAAACCATAAAAGCTCTCTAATTGCTTTTTTAAACTTCTTTTCAGTCTTAGAACATTTTAAGTCAAGTAGTGAATATAAAAATTTAAGTGCTACACCCGATTTGTCACCTGTGTTTTGAGATTCTGGATTAACTCCTTGACCAAAGATAATTATATTCTTTTCCAATCTATTAAGAAGCTCCTTTTTAGCTTCAACTGGTATATTTATCTCCAGCTTATCTACCCCTCCATTAGCTCCTACTTTAATGGCTTTATAATATCTTATGTTATTTGCAAATTCTACTAAATCAGTACCTCCATACTCTTTTAGTATGTACATAGCTTCTTGTACTTCATCTAGGTTATCTGCAAGAGTAGAAATGTTATTATCATATATATCAATTAAAGACTTGTAAAAAGTTAAATCAGATACGCTTTTCTCATTGTTTTTAAATGGTATAAATGGAACTTTACCCCATCCTTGCTCTTTGTTATTTACTCTAAAATGACCCTCTTGTATCTCTGTTAATTTTCCATATTCATCATATAAAAGTTCTTGAACAAAACTATTTCCTTTTTCAATAAAGTAAATTACTTCATTTTCTGTATAGTATTCAACTCTTTTTATCTTATTTCCATCTATATCCTCAATAAAGTAAAATCTAATAAAGGCAACTACTTCATTTTGCCTCTTGTTATCCCAAATAGGAATAGCTTCTTCTGCTGGTATTATTACATATTTAAACTCTCCTTTTCTATTAATATATGGATGTAACCATTCTATTCCCTTATTGCTTGCATTGAGATAGAGTTCTGTTATTGTATCATCAAATTCTTCTCCTAATAATTCATTTAAAAGCTTAGTAAAATTATTATCATCTGCATTAAATACTATTGGTTTTCCAACACTGTAGCCTACCTTTTGGTCAACTAAAAGCTTATGATAATTATTAACTGCTTTATTATTAACTTTAGTAAAATCATCAACCTTAGCACCATCTAAAATATAATATCTTCTTTTATTTTTTATATTAGCATTACCATAATAGTATGCTTCTCCTTCTTGATACTTTTCTGGTCTATGCTTTAAAATATAATGCTCTATAACTTTCGCCAGATTAAAAGTACTCTCTTTTTTTAGCTGAGCTTTTATTAAATCTGTTTCACTTATATAAATATTTAACACCTCCTTACTTTAAGAAGCTTATTCCTCCATACTCCATATCATTTTCTAAGCTATATCTCAGTGCATCTATTAAATGGTTATCTTTATCTACTGCAATAGGTAAGATATTTCCATTCTTATCCTCTTTATATTTATATTTATTTATCTCATTTTTGAAGTTTTGGCATCTTGGATGTATTATAATTTCAAGCCCTTGTAAAAATTTAATACCATATTCAATAGAACCAGCTCCTTTTCTTGCTGAAACTGCATTGATTCTTAAGTCACTAAATTCAGCTACATCTTTTGGACTTGCATTATCACAGATAACTAAATCTCCATTCGCTTTTTTACTAACCAAAGGTGCAGCTTCTCTATTTAATAATCCAACTGCTTCTATTTCATCACATATATATAATTTTCTTCTCATCCTATCATAGTGTGATTTTACATATGCAAATGGGTCATCAGCAAATCCCCAATCAATTCCATGCCTAAAGTTATCAAATGTACTTTCAATATCTGAGAAATCCTCAACTCTCCAATTCTTAAATATGACAGCACCAAGTACACCCCAATTTCCAAGAGTGTAAACTTCATAATAATATTTATCACTTTCATTTTCTAAAGCTTTTATATCATCTTCTGCCAAGAATTTATTATCTTTATATGTAGTTTTTAGAATACTTACATTATCTTTTTCTACATACTGTTTATCATCTTCCCATATATCAAAATACTCTGTATATAGCCAATGGTCTTTAAGTATTGGATTGAAGCTTAATGTTAGTCTTTTTACTACTTTAGACTTTCCTCTAAGTCTCTTATCAAGTTGTTTGACGGCTTTATAATCTGTCTCTGTTGCTTCTTCTACCCATATATCAGTTATTACACCATCTATTGGAGTTATTGATTTAACTTTCTCAACATCATCTAAGCCACAAAATAATATCTGTTTATTATTTAGCTTACAAGTTATTATCATATTGGTTTTATTTACTTGAAAATACTCATTTAACTTAAAATTATTAATAGCCTTTGTTATCTCATTTAAACAGGACCTCTTTAGAGTGCTTTGAACATTTCTAACAATTAAATAATTCCTATTCCCCTTAAATACATCTAATACTGTTCTTTGAGCTAAAGAAAAAGATTTACCCGAGGATGAACCACCAAAGTAAATCTGATACCTATTGTTATTATTAAGTTGATGCTTCAAATATATTGGATTAAATACATCTGGATTAATTTCTAAATTAATTGCCATATTCCTCATCGCCTACCTTTATTGTAATATCTCCTAGATTACCACTATGTTCAATATCTCTTTTATCCCTCCATTCCGCTGGTTTTCTATTTTTCAACCAGAATATCTGTGCTGTAGTATCTGGTACTACTTGTTTAGTTACTCTTTTAGTTTCTTGACCTTCTTCATATGTTATCTCATCATATTCATAACCTAATGCTCTTTTTAATAGGGCATTTTCAACCTGCCTGTCAATTACTTCTTTTCCCTTTTTTAAGGCATTACAAATATTACTATACTTCTTTTTCCAGTCATATAGTGTTTTGACATTTATTCCAATATTAAATGCTATTTGTTCATCTGTAAGCCCATCTCTTGCCCATCCTTCAATCTTAATTAATCCTTCTTCTGTTATCCAGTATTCATATTTTGCCACACCACCACCTCGTTTTTGTCGTTTTGGGAATAAAAAAAGAACCCTATTTATTGAGTTCTTTTCCAGTAATTATTATTTTTATTAATTAATATCATTCTTAGGTTTAACTGTTATACTCTTTACTAATTTAAAACTTGTCTTTGCTGAATCTAAAATTTTATTACACTCATTAAAATCAAGTTTCATTATACCTGCTTTTTCTAATGATTTACTATCTATAATTCCCTTATGCATTAATGAATTTCTTAATCTATAAAGTCTTGTTAAATGTGTACATGCTTTTTTATCAACTTCTATAAGGCTTTTGCCTGTTAGATATTTTAATAACACATTATAATACAAATTTATATAATTAGAGTTTGTTTTTTCAAGTTGTTTATAAATAATATCGTCTTGATTAGCTATTTCATCTATATATTGAATAATAAATGATTCAACTGATATACTACAATATATTATAAAATTTTCATAATTATATTCATACAGTGCTTTCTCTGCTTTGTCTATATATTCATTAAAAACCTTCATTTTTATCTTATTAGAATCAAAGTTTTTAAAGGTATCTTCACCAACATTATTTGTTTTGAAGTTTTTAGAAATCATATAGTAATCTGTATGTTCTATAAAACTAGTTACAACAGAACTTGGATTTACATTCGGAGAATAAAAGTTAAAACGTACCTCATTCTCAGAATGATAATTTATATGTGTAAGATTAAATTCATCAATCCAAAACATATTAGACTTCTCTCTTAAAAAATTTAATATTTCATTAAGTCTTTTATTCATGCATCCAAAAATCTCTGTAGTTTTATCTAATGGCACCTCTACTTCAAAATAATTGTCATTACTATTAATACATTTTGTAGTTTTATATTTTGTATAATCAACATATTTATAAATTACTTCTAATTCTATATGCTGACACACATTACCAGGATATTCATTATTATAAATTAAAAAATCATTTTCATCATTAAACCTCATATTAAGCTTAAATAAATCAAAATCATCAAATAGAAAACTAAATTCATAATCTTTCTCTTCTTCTAGTTTTATAATATATGGTAATTTAGCCCATACTTTAACTTTAATGCTCAATTTTTATCCCTCCTAAATACACCTATCTATTATTCACTCTCATTAATTTATTCTGCATTATCCCCTCCAAAGTATAAGCTTCAACTTTAAAGGTCAATATCCTTCAACAATCGTTCGACAACTACAAAATAATTCTAAATAATGCTCTTCTTTAATTTATTGTATAAAAAAAGACCATCTATAAAGATGATTCTCTAGACTAAGTATATATGTTTTTGCTTGTACTCTGTAACAGCATCATTTCATGCTTCTTGCTCTCTTATTCCTTTTTCTCTAGCAATTCTTTGTGCTATCTTTCTAACTAATTCAGCACTTTTTAATATTCCTATACTAACCACTTCCTTATCTCTATTTTACATTATACCATATAATAAAGAATAAAGCTAATTCCTATTAAGTTCTGTTACTCTGTTTCACAAGTTCAAAACCTTAACCTATAACATATTTATCATTATCTTTTTAATTTATTGCATAAAAAAGACCATCTATAAAGATAGTCTAAATCTTATGTATTTTTATTTCTAATCTTTACACCAATTCCTGTCAGTCTCACCCTTTATATAAGTTCTAACTATTTCACCACAATCTAAGCATAAGTCAGAATATGTTTTAGATACCTTAGTGGAAAATCTTGTATTGTATTCTAAACCAGTTCTATATATAACGAATCCTGATTCACTAACTGTAGAAATACCTTGTTCTATATTTTCGCTACCACAATTAGGACATTTCATATTTATACCCCCTAATAATTACTTTCTTTCATATTACCATAATATATAAAAGTAATCTTTTAATTTTATTTCTTCATTACACTAGTTATCCAATATCCAATACAATAAGACATAGAATAATATGATAAATACAATGCCATTTCAGTACTATCAAATCTTAGATACATCATTATAACAACTGAACCTAAAAGTGATATTAAAGCTGGAATTTTCCAATTTATTTGTTTTTTAGCACATATTATACCATTAACTAAAAATGAAACTGGTATATACAATACTACACCTGAAATAAGGATTCCTTTTATATCCATCTCACTTAATCCTAAATTATTAGTTATTGTATTTTCAAATGATAGAAAAAATATTATAATCATTGTTAATAATGGTAGCAATACTCCTAAGATATTTTTCTTCATAGTTATCACCCCTAATTCATTTAGTACATTTTACCACAAACTTAACCTATAAAATGTAAAAGACCTAGAAATTAATCTAAGTCTTTATTTTCTATATTAACTACATAACTAGCTCCAAGCACAACACCTCTTATTAATAACTCTTCATCATCTATACCTTCATTCATAAAATTTTCAATATGTTTAACTGCATATTCTAAAAAAACATTATCTGCTTTTATATTAAATTCATTTAGTTCTTTTATTATCTTTTCTCTTAAATTAATCATGTTCATTTTTTATTCTCCTTTGTTGTAAATATAAAAAAGACTAAGTTAGGGGTACTTAGTCTTTTTTAAGGAGTATATTATACACTTGTTTCATACTACCATTATAACAGGATTAAAATATCATTAAAATATCATCTTTTTATCATATATTTATCAAACAATTGATTTTAGACCATCTACACCAAATAAATATATACCAAGCTCTGTTATCATCTCATTAACCCAACGTCTTGATGTAACTACTCCACAGTTTAATATTTCTGCTATTTCTTCATAAGTTTTTTCATCAAAATAGTAAAGCTCTAATGCTCTATATTTTTCATATGATTGTAATCTCTCTTGTCTTAACTTTAATGTTTTTAATGCTGAATCTATATGAGCTATCATAATAATAGTTCTTGTTTTACTTTTTTTAATACTTAAAATATACAACTCTTCATCTTCAAAATCAGACAAATCTTCTTCTAAATAATTTACTTCTTTAGCTTCACTTAATGCTAAGTTTATATGTCTTTTAAAATCATTATAATGTTTCATTAATAATCTAGTATTATATAAGACTCCTTTTTTTCTATCTTCTCTTTCTTCTTTTCTCAATTCTCTTACAATTTCTTTTATACTTTCTTTATCCACTTAAACAGCTCCTTTTATTTATCTTTAAATTTCATATTAAGCTTATATAATCTTATGTACCTCTCCAAGTTCATTATCTTCACTATCAAAGACTTTATAGATTAAAACATCACCTCTTTGTCTTTTGAGCTTGTAATTTATTGTTATATCTATAATTGATTTTTTCTTCAACTGAAATACTACAGTGCTATTTCCATAATCTCTATAATTACTTATTAATTCTTTTATATTTATTTCTTGTACTGATTTTTCCATTGTACCATCACCATTCATAAAGTAAGATATATCTCCAAATACTTCATCAAATACAGAATGCATACTTTCTTGTATTTCTTTATTATTTTCTATAAAATTATCCATATGACTCCATAAAGCATTAAATAGTGGCATTTCCCAATCTGGACAATCAACAAAATCTTTATATCTTCCTTTTCTCCATCTATATTCTCCATGATGAACAAAGATTAATTCATATATAAAATTAAAATCTTTGCTCATTTCTTCTTTAGAATGTTTTTTCATAAATTCATAGTATTCATCTAATATCTTTTCATTAGCTCCAATCAATTGACATATTTCTTTTTTAGTAAATTCTTTATTTATACTATCAAATAATGGTATTAAAGCATTTCCATAGGCACATATAAGAGATTCACAACTATCAAGTAAACCTTCTAAATAGTTTATATACTCTTTTATCTTAGTCTTATTACCAAGCTCTTGCTTTAAATACGATTTATATTCTCGTATTTCATCTCTTATTCTTTCCATATCCTTTAAGTTATCTCTTATTTCAAACTTGTATTTCACTAATAAATTACTTAAAAATAATCTATCATTAACCTTATTCTCAGTAAGATAAATTCTTGCTCTATCCTTTTGAATTCCAGAAAAAGAATTTAATGCTTTTTCCAATACTTCTTTTTCTCTTTCTTCTTTTGTTTTAAACGCAGTTATCATATTAATTCCTCCAAAATAATCATTTTTTAATAGGATATACAATATTTGTATATCCTATTTTATTTTTATACTAGGTATTATATAGTTATATTATACTTACTTATTTCTGGTAAACACATTTCTTTAAGATTTTGTACTGCTCTATATTTACTACTATATATTGCGTTATAAGATTTATTTATTTTTTTTGATATTTTTTCTGTGTCATATTCTTTTAGATACATTCTTATAATTTCCTTTTGTGGCTGAGGAATATATCTAATTTTTCTTTTCACTATTTTCATTTGTAATTTTTTCTCAGCTTCTATTTCTTCTGCTCTTTCCTTCTCAATTATAACTTCATCTACCAATAAGCCTTCATCTTGTATAAACTCTATAAGTTCTGTATATTCATTAGAATCTACATTTTTATTTAAAACTAAAATCTCATTTGTAAACTTTTTTGTTTTACTTTTATTTACTAATCTAAGTATGTTATTTTTTATAACTTTTTGAAAATAAGCACTCACATATTCTATTTCAATTTTATAATTCATTATAGATTTCCATAATCCTGCTTGTGCTTCTGCTATTAAATCATCCTTTTCAAAAATACCTTCTAAATATTTTGCATAAATAGATGCATTAATTTTTATCTCTTTATCAAGAACATTTAGTATATCATTAAAAGCTAATTCATCTCCACTTTGAGCCTTTCTAACTAACGTTTTCAGCATTTTATTTTTATCCATATTTTTATCCCCCATAAATTCTATAATTCAATCTTTTGCCCTTTAATTCAATCAAATAATTTTTACTCATTTCAATTAATCTACTTCCAATAGCTTCATCTATTTCGAGAAGCTCATCAAAATTTTTTTCTGTTGATACAATCAATGGCATTTTATTTAAATATCTATAATTAATTATTTCAAACATTATATTTATGTCACTATTTGTTATATTGCCTTTATATAAATCATCAATTAATAAAACCTTAGCTGATTTATACTTTCCAACTTCTCTTCTATAAGTTTCTTCATCCATTATATTTTGCTTTATTAATGTCATAGAATCTCTATAAGGCATATAAATAACACTTATAGACCTATTCATTAGACTATTAGCTATTGCTAGTGATAAATGAGTTTTACCACTTCCTACTTGTCCCATAAATATAATTGAATTTCTTCTAATCTCTCTTATTTGTTCAAAATAATTTGAGTACTCAATAGCTTTAGTAAATGCTTTTGCTACTGAAGAATCCACTTGGTAATTAAAATTATCAAACTTTAATTTCCTAAATTCTTCACTTACTCCACTATTTTTTAAAATATTTTCTGCTATCCTAAGTTTCCTACATTTACATTCTTTAAAACCTTCATCGGTTTCTATGAAAAGTCTATCCTTACATTTTAAACATTTATATTCAGTATCTTGGTTCAACTCCAATGTCTCTAAGTGCCTGTCTTGCTCTTTCAAGTTCGTTGTCATTGATTCTTGTTTCTTTACTGTTAAAATCAAATTCTGTACTCTTTGTTTGAGAATTTCTTTTTCCTTGTTTGTCATTTTTTACTCCTCCCAAACTATTACTTTTTCTTTTTTTCTTTTCATATTCATTCTGATACTCTGTTAAATCTAAATTTGTCTTCACACCGGATTCTATCCAGTTATTTAATATAGTCTTTATGTATCTATAATTTTTAACTCCATTTGATGTTGCTTCATCAATAGCTCTTATAATTACATCAACCTCCATTCCATCATCTAAATAACCTGCTAGCTCTATAAAATTATTAGGTGTAATTAAACCTATATAAGTTTCATAATATTTTTTTATATATGCGCTTTCTTCTTGCTCCTTATTAATAGTAATAATAGTATTATTATTTTCTTTTATACTATTTTCTTTTATGTTGCCGAAAAACTGGATTTCAGTTTTACTGTCGCCGGTTTTTTCGCTTCCTGGTTTTCCGATTTCGGGATTAACCGTATTCGGTATATTGAAACACGGTTGACTTTTAACATCTTCTTTTTCTTCTATTTTAATTTGAGGGGTATCAAATATATCATATCTATATCCTTTTATTTGACCCTTATCATTTCTTATTTTACTTCTTATTACAAATCCTTCATTTATAAGCTCATTTAAAGCACTGCTTATCCTTGATTTACTATCTTTTCTATAACTAATTAATGATTTTGCATATATTTTGTGGCTCCCTGACTTTTGAAATCTTAACATTTGTGTCACTACCCCTATAGCTGAATAAGTTAGATTTTTATTATCTAATATCGCATTTGGAACCCTTGTAAAAGGGTCTTCAAAATTTATATGAAAATATGTTTCGTTATCAAAGTTCAATATATCACCTACTTTTCAATATTTTTAAGTGACTCTTCATATATTTTGTACTCATACCCCCCAAGTACTTTACCTGTTAAGGCATCTCTTCTTATCTCTCTACTTACATAACCTTTTTCTATAAGTTCATTTAAAATATTTGCTGTTGAATCTCTACCATTGCTACTTTTATTTTTTAAATCTTCTAAGTATATTGTTTCATTTTCTGCCTTAGTCATTAAATATAAATGAAGACCCTTAGCTTGCCAACTTAGATTATTATCTTGCAAACAAGTGCTATTTAATGTTACATGCAATTGTTTATTACACCCTTTTACAACATTCACAATATCACCTAAACTTTCTACTATATGTATAATCTAATTTTTTATTTGCATAATATTATTGTTTTGATATATAATTTAATAAATATAATTTATTGTTTTACTGAATTGAGCCTTGGCATAGGCTCTTTTCTTATAGCTGGACATCTATTGGTCTATCTCTTTCAAGTTCTTCTTGTATTATCATAAACTCCCTAAATTCAGTTGATGCTTCTAACTCAATATCATGTTCAAGACCCTCTAATATATTTTGGCTAGCAAATTTCACGGCTTCCCACCACATTAAACTACTATTATTTTTTGTACCTTGTAATCTACTTATTTCTTTTTCAGCCTGTTTAATTTGACCTATTGCTATCAATCTAGCTGTTTCCATTTAAATCCCTCCTAATTTATCATAATTACAGTTCTAAGAATCTTCTAAAGTTAATAATTGTTACACCTCCTTTCTTTAGCAGCATAACCTAAAGTTAATTCATTCTAAATTGCTATCATTATGACATATTTAAATCTTTTAAAATGTTAGATTTCCTATTTTAAATCTCCCCCTTTTTGTGTTATACTCTATTTGGATTTTTTTATTTATTGTGTTGGTTACTTTGACCAGCACTTTTTTTATTTAATGTTCCAACTGATATTTTTTTACCAGTTTTAATGTCCTTAAATACTATATCTGCTAAAAACTTACCATCTTTTTTAAGAGTCATCACATTTTTCTTACTAATATCAAGACTAAGCAATTTCATCACCTTCTTTCAAACATACTATCGCTTATTTATTCCTAGTTGTTTAAAAATAGTTGTCCAATTTTCTTCTTTGAGAAAGTGCTAAGTATTAGCAACTTCTCTACTTTCTTAACTTTCTACTGTCTCAGCTTTCTTCATTGCTATATTAATAGCTACTTCTTTGGCTACTTCATCAAACTCTTTCCATCTTCTCCTATTCTCTTCATCAGATATACGTGGATATACTATATAAACTTCTGTGTTTTGATTAGCTATAATTTTTTCATCATATTCTATGTTTTTCTCTTCATCATATTTGTATGGTTTAAATTGTTGTAGTATTTTCATAACATCACCCCTTGTTATAAAATATGAGCTCATAAACTTGTCTTATACTTATTTAATTATTGCAATTTTTGCTTAAATCACTTGATATTCCATATTTTAAAGCCATATCCTTTATTACAATTACATAACCTTCTATTAAATAATTTTGTTCTTGTATAACATCCAGATAATTAAATTTTTCCCTTCTAGACTTGCATACACCTTCTTCTGCCATTTTTCTTCTTCTATTATTTAATCTTCGCTTCAAGTCAACATTAAATCTTTTACAAAGAAATTCATAACTTTCTTTTCTAAGAGTATTTATATATTCATTTCCACCTAAGTTTTGCGACATTGATACTAATAATCTTCTTGTTTCTTCTCTCCAATCAGTTGTATTCAATGTAACTACATCTTTTATGCTTTGTATTTCTTGTTTAGTTTCTGTTATCTCTTGTTTTATTTGCTTTTGCTCTATTTCTTGTTTTGCTACAGTATCAAATATTTGTTTAAACATTTGCAATTCTGGACTTAATTGATTTGTAATTAAGGTATCTTTCTTTTTGTTAAAGTAAGACTCTTCTAAGTTATCAAACTGCTCCCAAGCTTTGTCAGTATCCAATATTTTGCAGTGTCTATTTGCTCCTCTTTCAGTCCAAAGATACATTTTTGAAGTAAATTTTAGGTTTTCATATTCTGTATGAATACCTTTAAAATTCTTTAAATCATCACCTTGTAATAAAAAATAATGTTTACCTTCAATAAATCTATCTTTGTTATTGTTAAAATTGTTGCTTATATTTCTTACATCTGTTTCATATACATCTGCTAGTTGCTGTGTAGTTAAAACTCTTTTGTTATTTCTTTCTATTACTTGTAAGTTATTCATGTTTGTTACCCCCTATATTTTTCTTTAACTTCATCTTCAATTTCAAAAAGATATTCAGTACTTAGATTCGAGAAAAACATTAATTGTATATTTTTTGTTTCTATGTACTTTAACCTGTTTTTCTTATTGATGGTAGAACTTCATCAAATACCCAACGCTCAAATTTTTCAGCGCTTGGTAATTCGCTATTTGTAATTAATCTATACATATCACCTGCTGGTATTACATTTACTTCCAAGGTCTTAGTTTTACTTTGTGGATGTGGTATGTGGTGTTTCACCACCCACTTACAATGTTGTTTAATTGCATTAGTTGTATCTTTATAACCTAAACATCTAGCAATATCTGTGGCTACAAAATATAGTTTACCATCAATTTCAACTGTTCTTATTTCTCCAAAATCATTATTTTTAAATATTTGTAGATTATTACTCATAATTTCTTCCTCCCTAGCTTTTTATTTTGGTGTCGGTTTGAATGACACCTAATAAACCTACTCCAGTCATCTTTCCCCAACAAATTGGGGAAACTAAATTCTTTACAGTATTTATTGATGGTTTCCCATCTAATTGATACATATTGCTTACCATTTTTATTCTGTGTCTGACACCATCCAAACCCTATAGCTGTATCTTCTACATTAATTCCTATACTTCCATCTTCATACTTAATTTAACTTTAACTCCAAGTTCTTCATTGGTTGTTACATTTGATAATTCTTTCATAACATCTTCCTCCTAATTATTTACACTTTCTTTTTCATGTCTAAAAAGCTCTTCTAATGTTTTGTTAGGTGCAACTATATCTCTAATTTGCTTCACCTCTTTCCATGTGAACTCTGTGTTACCTTTAAGTTTGTTAGAAAGTGTTTTTGGAGATACACCTAATTTTGATGCTAATTTTTTTCTATTCAAATCATTTCTTGCCATCTCACCTAGTAGCTCTCTGTACAATTCTCTCACCTTCCTTTTCCGTTGATGGATATTACTCTTTTACTATATCACCTTCAACGGATATATTCAACCTTTTTTTAGAATTATTTTTTCCGTTAATGGAAATATTATTATTGACAATGGAAATATTATATATTATTATTATCTAGAAAGGAGTAATCTTTTTATGGGGCTTGAAAAAATTAATGAATTGAGAAAAGAAAGAGGTCTTACATCTGAGCAGTTGTCTAAATTATCTGGTGTTCCAAAAGGTACACTTGACAAAATATTGACTGGTGTTACGAAAGATCCAAAACTCGAGACTTTGAAATCAATTGCTAGAGTATTAGATTGCACATTAGATGATTTTGATGACAAACCTAATCTGAATAAACTTGATGATATTAATAATAAAGAAATCAAAGAATTTGCTCAGTTATTTCTAGAAGTTGATGATGAAACAAAAGAATATGTCATTGGATTGATGAAAAAAACACTAAAAAAATAAAGCACTTAAAGTGCTTTATTTTTTTTAATTGAATATTTCATATAATCTAAAGTTTTTAAAAAACTATCATTGTCTTTTTTCTTAAAAATTTCTATATACTTTATAAATATATCTAAATCTAAACTTTTAATTTCGTCTTCCAAATTTATAGTAATTATTTTATTTTTTCCCATTTCATCCAT